CGTTCTCTATATCTAGTGATGATATGTCTACAGTATTAATAAATGTAGTACCCATACCAGGCACACCCATTATTGATGTTGAGTTACCACTACCTGTTATTTGTGCACACTTATCGGCTCCTAATCCGTAGCAGCTGTTGCCGGAAGGGATGTTTGCGGGCCCTTGGCCACCCCAGTCAAAATCGGCATCGCCTTCGTATCTAGGTTGTACAAAACCATTATCACCATCAAGTATATCACCTGAATCTTCTGTAGTTACAGTAGTTGTCGTTGTTGTTGTGGTAGTTTCTGTTATGACTGTGTATCCATCAGCACCATGTTCTGTGGTTTCTATTATGTCTTCTACTATTGTCTCTTCTACACCTGGCGTACATACTCCTGTTGCTGTAACAGGACACTCAGCTCTAAGGGACGAAGGCAACAATGCCAGAATGCATAACCATGCCAGCAAGAATAAATTTGAGTAATTTTTGACCATCCGTCAATCCAGTTGTTTTGTTTTCTTCTTGTTTTACCATCTCTACTTTCTTAAATACTTCTGATCCTTCAGGAATCATATCAGCGTTAGCTTCCCATTTCTCACGTGCTTCATCGCCTATAGAACCCATGTAAGGACATACTGTGCCTGCCATATACATCGCGTCCCAGACACGTGGGTCAGCACACAATGTAGATACTGCAGCTACCTTCATGCCCATTGAGTAAAGTGAGCGTGATAATTTTATACGTTCACAGTTTTCATCGGTGATTGTAATACCGCTGCTAATACCGAGGATCTGGGTTTGTACTGCACCTGCAGCTGCTGTCTTACACACGTCAGAGTTGTTTACTACAACGCTAGGTGAGCTAGCAGTTGGTGGTGCCTTGTCCGTTACCACGGTCGAAGACACCGTTGTATTTGTATCAGCACCCTTTACGCTAGTTATAGCGGAAACGACTAATATAAAAGTTAAAATAAAAAATAATAATCTCATAAACTTAGCTTATGCATACCTTTTACAGGGAAAGCATCAAAAGGTAAACAATACCCTGTTGTCTTTAAATTATCTTTATATTCCAAGGGCTTAGACTCATAAATATTTAAATAAGTTGTCAATGCTTGCATGCACTCTTGCTCATTAGGGTACAAAAAAGAATTGTTCCTTACCGATGGCATACCAGGCATGGATATTAATAAATAGAGTAACCAAATTTTTACTGTCATTCTTGTTCCTTTAAATCGTAAAAGTAATTTGTATCATCACCAGCTGTCCATTTAGATTTGTTTTCTACAGAATAATATTCTGTTGACACTTTAAAATCTGGTTGCTTTGTTTTAGACGGAGTAAGCGATTTATCATAAAATATAACTCTATTATTAGGTTGCGCAGCATAGTGCCCATTATCTAATTCTAGTATGTTAAACGATTTATGCTCCTCTGGGACCTCTGCGTAGCTAGTATTCAAAGTGTTGTGATCCGAATGGCAATTGTCAATCGTAAATAAGTATTCACCATAGTACCATTGTTTGGAAGGTGCAAGGTATTTACAACGTGTGCCGGCTAATGATTGTTTTTCAATGATGGTGAGATGGTAGCTAAATGCATCCCATAATTGTAATTCTTCTAAGGGGTAATCAACTTTAGAGTTAATATCGCTAACAAAAGCACTAATAGGAAGCTTATCATATAAAGCACCATATTCCGGCAGATACGTTTCAAAGTAGAGCGCTCTACCTTGGATAGATTTACAACTAATCCAAACACCTTCTACGTATTCTCCATGTCCTTTTTGATGATCATATAAATATTGTTTCTTAACAAAAACTTTAACTGGAGGTAGGTTTGCTACCAGGAAGGACACGTTAGTCCTTTTTCATCATTTTTTTATAACTTGCTGTCAGGTTTTTATTAACAGCAGAATCACTGTAGTTTTGTTTCATTAATGTTTTAGAAAACTTTTCTGCACGTTCAGATGCTTTTTTTACATTTTTAACAGTTTTTTTAACATCTTGATCAAGTTTGTTTTTAGCTGATGCGCCTCTTAATGTTTTTCTTCTTGCTTCAAATTTACTTTTAGCCTTGTTTTTAGACCCACGGCCCAAGGCTTTACCGAATCCTCTTAATGCTGCTCCTACTATACTCATGTTACTTACCCCTCATGTATGTTTTATGTGGTTGGTAGTATAACCATTTTATAAATTTATGCCATAATAATTTAGTCATATAGGGTCCTTTAAATGGGGACCAAGGCACTACTTGAGTGCGCTTAGTCCACCGAGATGAAATGAAGTTGAGGATTTATGTGTACATTATGTGTTAATTATGTGCAAGAAAAAAATGCTTGACATGTATTTTTTGTCATTAAGTTGTACACAATGTTCTACTTGACATAAATAATGGCAGAAAACAGGGAAATAAAATGCTTGTTTTGTTCACGTGAACATGCTATAAACACTTATACGAAAGAGAACGCCAACACAATGCATGTTGTTGGTACTCTCTGGCTGAACAACAATCGCAAAGTTGTAAAGCATGGGTTTTAGAAGGTATGTCCAAATGGATGAGGGTCTAAAATTTAGTACTGAAGTAGCGTGATTATGTAGAACATGATTTGCCGTGAAAAGGTTGTAGGTGCGGTCATGCAAATCCTGCGAGAGCTTTCGTATTAGAAAGATATTATGTTAAGTATTAAAAAGTTTGATGATTGGTTAAATAAATCTATTCCTGGTAATAAAATTACCTATTACCGTGGATATTTATGTGGACCATGGCTACAAAAATTATCCCCTACTTTAGATGAGCGTCGTGTACGTAAAATTAAAAACCATGTGTATGCAGCTGCAGAAAGTGGTGTTGTTACATTAGTACAAAAGAAACATGAAGATTTTGATTATGAATACATTGCGGTACGTAAATGATTTGGGCTTTGTTTTGGTTTTTATTAATACCTATTAAATTTTGGATAGCGTTTCAAATATTATTATGGGTATATAAAATGTGGTTAGGAATATTATGAGTGTGATTAAAGAAGTAAGTGTACATGACGAATTAAAACGTGCACGTGATGAATTTTACGATGCAATGTTTGAAGGTGACGAAGAACGTATGTGTGCAGCTAATAATGCTGTAGGGTATTATGAATCAATGGGTGGGGTGTCGTGCCCCGAGTACCCAGGCTTTTAAAGGAGAAATAGAATGATAAAAGAGCTGAATGAAGTAAGTAAAAAAATATATGATATCTGTGTTAAAGCAGAGAATGAAAAATGGTCGTTTGATCATTTAATAGATCATTTACAAGTAAACGCCAAATGCCATGGTGTACCTTTTCCTACATTAATGCTTCTTGAAATAGTAGATCAATTTATTAAAGATCGTCCTATGCGTGACAAACGTAGAGAAACACAAGGAGAAGATGTGCAGGAAGGATTTGATCGCGTTTCACCCAAGTGGAACTAATGGATATAAACAACATACCAATGGTACGTGTGACATGGGTTGACGCACGCGATACGGAAACAGGTTGGCTTGACATAAAAGAAGTTATAGCTGCACCGTTAGCAATATGTCAGGAAGTTGGTTGGATGGCTGTGAATAATAAAGAGAAAATTGTTATTATGCGGTCATATAGCAAAGATAAAGAGGACACATCAGGTGGTGGAGCGATTGCCATACCACAAGGATGGGTTAAAAAAATAGAATATTTACAGGTGGGACATGCAGACGTACGAAATTAATTTATGGTTAGATAAGAAAGTTATTGAGAAGATAATAAAACAGTTTGAAAAGGATGAGGACGTAATGGCGTATATTAAGGATAATTTTGATACAGCTCCTAGTCCAGAGTTTCCTTCATTAGATCCCACGCGTGGTTATACACGGCCCAAGGCTTCTAAATACATTATTACCTGGGCCAAGGTACATACATATGTGCGTAAGAAAGGTCCTACAAGAATACAGTTAACTGAAGATGAGAAAGAAATTCAAAAAACCTTGGAATCATCAATAACAAAAGAAGCTATTGATGAATGGGGTCATAATGAGATGTTACGTGAAGTAAGAAAAGAATATTGGAGTCATCCGGATGCAAAAGGCCTTGAAGAAAAAAAATAAAGAAGGGCTAACACCCAAACAAAAGAAGTTTTATGATGTTATTAAATCATTTATAAAAGCCAATGGCTACGCACCATCATACGAAGAAATGAAACAATTAAATGGTATGCATTCTAAGAGTCAAGTTCATGGTTATGTACACAGGCTCATAGCACGTGGTTGGTTAAAAAATGGGAATGGCAGAAATCGGTCAATTTCTATTGTATGAGGCATATGTATAGTGTATATTTTGCTCAAGAATGTTTTACTTTTTTTAAATACCGGGATATTGGTGACACAGTGACACATTTGACGATTAAGTTATATAATTCAATGGTTTATCTTGTGGCACCTATGTGTCACTACTCTAAACAACGCAAGGCACTTTTTTGTTTTTTAAGAAATAAAATGAGTAAAAACTCAACTATACAGCGGGTTACAGCATGGTAGATAAAAGATTGACTAGTGACACAAGTAGTGCCACAAAAGATATGTCTTTGAAGCATCCAAAGGATGAGCAAGGATTGACAGATAAACAGAAAATCTTTGTTAAGATATATACAGAGAATGAAGGTAGACTAACACCAACAGAGTGTGCAAGACAGGCTGGTTACTCAGAGGGTTCTGCTAATGTTACTTCGTCTTTATTATTAAATGGTAAACGCTATCCAAAGGTTGTAGAAGCTGTTATTGCAAGGCGCGCTGAAATTGAAAAGACACACGAAGTTAAACTAAATAAACATGTACAAGAGTTGGCCAGACTTCGTGAGAAGGCACTTAGTGAAAAATCTTATAGTGCTGCTGTTAATGCTGAGCGCTTGCGAGGGCAAGCTGCAGGATTGTACATCGATAGAAAAGAAATCAGAACAGGTGCAATTGACAGTATGTCTAGAGAAGAAGTTTTAGCTAAGTTAAAGGAAATAGGATTAGATGGTAAATTCAACAAAGAAGGATCTCAAACAGTTCTTTCAGTCAAAGAAGAATCCAATAGCGAAGAGCTTAAAGACATCACGCCAGTGGAGTCAGAAGATAGTAAAGAGTAAGAAAAAGTATGACCGTAAAACCAGAGACAAGTTTTTGGAAGAGTTTAAAGAAATTATTGGAAGGTGGTGAATATATTGTTTCACGCCTTGAAAGTTATGTTACGCCAGGATTCCCAGATTGCCTTATTTATAACAAGGTTACAGGTTTCTTCACAGTTGAATTAAAGATAGCGCAAGCTAATAATAAAGTTAATATATCCCCCTTTCAAATTGCCTGGAATATGCGTCACGCATTAGCTGGATCACAGTCATACATCTTGGTTAACCTTCCTCTTAGGGGCAAGGTTAAATTGTTTCATGGTTGCAAAACCAAGGAACTTGGCCAAAGCACCGTGGACCTTGTGCCCGGGCTTTATGAGGGAAGGCTCGAGGACCTTGATCTGTGTCAAGTCATTTCAAACTCCCAAACTCCCCTTATATAAAAAAATCTGGGGATAACCTGTGGATAACTTTGCGAGCTGGCGCCCGCTGCGCCCGGCGCCCAAACTCCCTGAAACTCCTTTAATTTTTCCCAGTTTTCTGCGAATTCGTTGTACCTGCTTCGTTGCCCAGCTGCCCGGGCTTCCAGGAGCTGAGATGCAAACTCCCAAACTCCCCGCAGTTTTCCTAGGTTTTTTGTACCATCTTTGATCCTGCCGACTGGCCGGGCCCGCTGCGCGAACGCTGAGCTTCAGGGTAAAAGTTATCCCCAACAAATTTTGTGGAGAGGTTGCATGTAATGTCATTAGGTGTTATATTATATATAGAAATAGAACAAAGGAGTTCATATGGTTATAAGAGAAGATGAAGATACATTGGTTACTGCATTAAGTAGAATAGCAGAAGCGATAGAAGATAACACAGATATACTTAAAGGTATTAAAGCACATTATGATGGTGTTGTCCCTGTCATGACACGCAATGCAAAAAGAATAGAGGAGATACAAACGAAAGAAGAAAAAGGATTTACTGAACAAGTTAGAGGCATATTCGCCAGTTGATGTCAAACTCCTAAACTCCCCAGTTATAAAAAACTGGGGATAACCTGTGGATAACTCGAAGTTGTCGCCCGGGCGCTGCGCGCCTACCAAACTCAAACTCCCAAACTCCCTTACATAAAAAAATCAAGGTTTCTGCTGTTTTCTAAATGGCATGTTTACGCACCGGG